CGGGTTCCAGCCGTGCCCATCGCAAAGAAACGCACAGAAGCGCGCTAAGGCGTCCATCTGTACGTCAGGTACATCCTCACCTAAGCCGTCGTTAATGATCGCTACGCCGTACAGGGACGAGTTGAAGCTGCTTTTGCCTGCGACTGTAGACTCAACAACTTTCTTGTCGTGTTTCAGTCTGTCCATTACTTTACGGCTGCCACGTCCAGCGTGATTAGCTTTAAACTTGTCTGACAGACAGACGATAGTTCCGTCACGTTTAACCATATAATTATATAGCGGCCCTGGGACTTTGTTCACGCCACGTATACACATGTCGATTACGTCATCTGGGTCTGCTTTATGGTTGGATGCTGTGTGGTGCACAACAATACCGACGGGCGACATGGGTCGTCCGCTGGTTACTTTCTTTGGTGCGTCAACAATATCCATCAGCCGACTAGCGCAACAATTTCTTCGTCAGTTAGACCAAGCGCTTTAAGTTTGGCGTTACCTGAAGCTTTATCAGTAGCCGCTTGTGCAGCCGCTGCTTCTTCCGCTTCACGTTGAGTTTTAGCTTCTGCTGCTCCTGCCGCTATCTCGGCAAGCTCTTCATCAGTTAAATCAACAAGCTCTTCAGTTCCCGCAGCAATATCTATAACTAATTTTTTTGACATAATTTTTTATCCTTCGATTCCGTAAAGGGACAAAGTAGAACCAGCTTGAAGGTTTGCTTGCGATGTTCTTACATCAATCGTTCCTAAAGGGCTGTTGCTACCATCGTTAAAAAGCCATTTGTGCATCCGAAACGAACTAGCTGCAAGATAAGGTGATCTGCCAGTAGTCCCATGAAACAAATAAAAGTTTTTTGCAACTGTAGTACTAGAGTAATCATAGCAATAAAAATATATAGGACTGTTCCCACTAGTGCTGTCAGCACTATTAATGTAACTAATTGTACTACTTGCGCTAGCAAATTGCGTACTACTTGGTGTTAGGCTGTTATAGCTCATTTCCATATAACCGCCACCTAATGACATTGCACCACCAGCAGCAGTTTTCATAAGCCAAGTAATAGGAGCGTAACCACTACTTCCTGTAACATCTGTTAACGACCCAATTATGCAAAGATCTTTATAGCTTTGATCGATTGAACTAAAAGTTATTGCTGTTGTTGAAGTACCAGAAACTGTTGCTGTACCTAAAAGATTCCATGTTGCCATTATGCAAGTCCTGACAAAACGTAAGAAGTGTTAACTGCGAAACCACACCCTGAGGTGCCAGTTACTAATCCTTCATAAGAAGAAATTTGTATTGAAGTAATAGCAGCCGTATTATTCCAACCGCCAACACCTATGAAAGAACCTATTCCTGACTCTTGGCCAGTGGTGGGAAAATTATAACTGTAAGGATTCAAATGATCTATTAAAACGCCTTTAGTAAATACTGTGTCTGAGTATGCAGGAATACAAATATTTGTGTGGGCAAAAGATTTAGTGCTTTGACCTGAGTGACGTGTGGGTATACGTGTAAAAGCAACCCCCATACTGCTATCTTCACCTCTATCTTGAGTACCTGCCCCACTAGAAGAATCATACTTGTATTGCCTAGCTCTATTATAATTAGAACCTGTGTCACCGTTAAATCTCATTATTAACAAATCTGAATAGCTTCCGCTGCTAAGAGTTGACGCTGAATTAAGTGAAAATAACAAATGCTTAAACGTACCAGGAATACTAGTAATGTTAATCGTAACAGGGGCCGACGCATCCACTGAACCTGAAGCGATTACTTCATAATCAGCCATTACAGTTGTCCTATTCCGTATACACTAATTTGTGTTCCTGTTGCGTAATAATAAATTGCGCTTGAACCTTGCGGCTCAATAATTCTGATTGACGTAATCGCTGCACTCAGATTAAGAGTTGAACCGCTAATTCCTACAAAGATGTTGTTGGGTGGCGACGCTATGTTATTGTTAGCACCTGAAATAGTGTGCATCATGCTGCCTGAAGTTGCTAAACCTGCGTTCGTGTAGTTCGGGATATACGTTTCTAACGCTGTGCGCTCATTCAAACTGCCACGACCACTTGAACCTTGCGGCCATGTACCTCTTGGATGTTGATTAGAACTGTAACTAAAATACGCATAACCTTGCGAACCAGCGCCACTACCGCTTTTCGTGTTTTCTAAAGCAAACAACCTGTAGTTAGCTTGCGTTGTGTCAGAGTTAGGTTGAATCCACGTAGTGTCCGAAACAAGGTCTGTGGTTGCTGCACGAATCACAATTTTTAGATCACGATATGTTTGTGGAATAGAACCGATTGTTATTGACGGCACATCTGACGTAACAGTTGCTGTTGCTAACAACTCAAAATCCCCTTGCGGATTAGGCCAGATGCCGTCACGCTGAGCTTCAGTCATCTCAGCCAAAGACCACACACCAGAAGCCACCGAACTAGTCGGCAAATTTTGGGGGCCTATAACAGACCCATTCTCACCATAACCAGGACTAGGCATTATTTGATCCTTCTTCCATTTCTGGATCAGGTGGTATAGGCCGATTAACTGGTGTGTACGTTTGCGTAGCTACACCATCAACAATAGAAACACCACTAATAAATGTTTGTATTTCTGTATCAGTAATCACTGTCTCTGGCTCTTCAGTTTCCACAACAGGGAGCCAACCTTCAGGCAACGGATCGCCATTCATAAAGTCTGGGTAAAATCGTTGAACATCCCCCTGGTGTAAAGGATAATCACCTTCTAAATTTGTGTATAAACCATATACATTAGCCATCAAATATTACCTTTTGTAATTGTTTCTGTATATGTTGAAACCCCAGGTGCCCCTGAAAGAGCTGTATTAGCTCCAGAGTTAGTGCCACTATTTTGAGAGTTTTGACCGTTTTGCCAACCGTCCATTTGACCTGTACGAGTTGTCATAGTCGGATTTTTTATTTCAAACGTTTGACTATTTATAGTAACTGTACCGCCAACACCGCCGCCGTCTGAAGGAACAGAACAAACCCAACCAGCTAAAGGATTAGTGCCACCGTTAAGTTGGCCGCCTTGAATAATAAGTGTTGAACCATCGCTGCTAATTTTAATATGAGGAGTATTACCAGTCCAAGCAGCAAAAGCAGATGTGTTGCCTGCGGTTGTGCATTCAATAGAACGACTGTACTGCAACGTGCCAGAAGTATTGTATTTAGCATAACAATACGTCCAGTTGCCAGAACCTTGGCTTAACTGTTCTCGCCAACCAATATAAACATTTTCAGATGAGTCAACACAAACGCTTGTGTACATCCCATTCGTATGACCTTGATTTGGATCTATAACAATATCTTGTGTCCAAGAAACTGCAAACGAAGTTTTATTAAACACTTGCACAAAACATCTGTTATCAGTATTACCGTTAGCATAAGCACCTGAAATAACTACTTCAGTAGAACTTTTTTCTACAATATCATCAGGCACAATAGGGTAAGAGTTAGTGCTTCTTTGCTGCTTCCAAATACTGCCGCTGCTATCGCCGTAAAACATGTGACCAGTTGAATAGCCCCAAATAAGAGCATACCCATAAGTGTTATCAGTCCAAACAGACATAGGCCACATGTGATTACTACTGCTCAGATAATTAAAATCTCTTGCTCCTGTGGAATAGTAAGTACCATCTGTACCATTTTGCCACAGAAATCCTTTGTATCTATTACCATCGTGCGCGCGAGCAATATTCCAAATTCTGTTATTCGACGCAAGAACAGTAGCACGAGTAGTGTTATCGTTTTGGAAACCTGCTCCAGCAGTAGCAGGATTGTTAGTTTTACCTAAAGGCGTTATAGAACTTAAATTTTCAGGAAAAGATACAGTCGCAGCATAATCCCCTGACTGATACCATTTACCAGTTAGAAACACTTTGTTGTTTGTTGCGTCGTGAATCAAACCTTTTGTTTCAGAATAAAAACTCGAAGGACTACCGGTTGTATGATTAGCTGCAACAGCAGCACCATCTGAATTTAACTTGACTATCCCCGTTTGTGTGACACCACTAACAGTCCCTATTGTGGCAATATGTATGTTGTCTGAATCATCCAACATCAACTGAGTGTAAAGCCAACTAGAACCATAAACAGAAGGTTTGAAATAAGCCATCCAACCAACAGCAGGATTCGGCCAAGTACCAGCCCCCTGATTCTCTGAATACTCTGAAAGAGTAAACACACCAGACGCAGACGACGAAGTAGGAGCCACCTCTGGCCCAACCCTACTCCACGTCTTACCCGCTTCTATACCCGTCACAGATCAGGTAATTTCTAATACAGAAACTGACAGTTCTATAAGGGAAGGGGCTGTAGACTTGACTTGCAAATAATCCCCACTCTCAAGCACAAGCTTGCCAGCGATAAGACCAACAGCAGCTTTCTCAGGAACAGACAAATCTTTAACCAAGTCAGTCTTAACTGTACCAGACGCATCATACCAGCAAAGATCGACAGCTTGAGCGCCACTAGCCACGTTAGTAGCTTGCGCCAACAACACAATAGCTATGTCAGTCGCTGCTCCAGAAGGAGCAGTGTAAACAGTTGCCAAAGTATTAGTAGCCGCAGCCCGTGCGTTTTTGAATGTATTAGCCATATTCTATACTCCTATGACAAAGCTAAAATTAGAGGAATCGGATCTGTATCAACCGCCGCCCAAGCAGTAGTACCCGCCGCCGAAACAGTAAGCACATGACCTATCGTCGTCGGAGTCGAAGCACTAATCCCCATTTTCGTTTGCAAAGCAATCAAAGCAGTTGAATGATTTGTGTGAACCTCATCATGCAAAAACCCTGCCGCATCCAACTCTGTAGTAGCAAGAGGTGAAGGTTGCTGAGTCGCTGTATCTAAAGCTCCCGGAAAATTACTAGCCATACCGATACTCCTACGGTGTCGTATCTAAAGTAAAGACGCCAGACGCATTCCAAACAATCTGGAACGTACCCGACGTAGTGGAAAAGTTCCCACCAAAATCAACATAAGCGATCAAAGGATCGTTAGCTTCGCTCGTATTATAAATAACCGCAGCAGCAGCATTAGTGATCGTAGAACCAGTCCACGTCACATCCCCCGCATCCCACGTAATCGTACCCCCACTGATAGCGAACGTCACACCAGTGAGAGCTTCACCGCCAGCAGTGTAACCCGCACCTGAAACCTCGTTACTCACATCAGCAAACACTGAATCAGTATCAAAGTTAGGGGTGTAAGACGAAGTGACAAGCATACACTTGAAACGGCCTGCGGTTGTATCATCAAAATCTATTTGGAAATTCGTAACCTGCGTCAAATTATTCTTAAACGGCAAGGCATAAAGGCCACTAGCCACGGTTAACTCCTCCGGTACCTGTAATCGGCTTAGGTCGGATAGTCACATTCCCTGATCCGGCCATTATCGTTTCCCTCTTTTTCTAGTATTAGTAACTTTCTTCCCAGTTTTCTTAGCTTGCGCCGCAGCAGCTTTCCTACCACTAGGGGTATAGCTGTAATGTTTATTACCGACTTTAGGCATATCAACCTCCGCTTAACAAGATACTAACAAAGAATAGGGGGGGGATGGAAGGGCCAGGGGAAAGGGGGAACCCTGACCCTCCCAAACCGCAGCTACTAGGCGAGGCTAGAAGCAGATTCTACACGCTGTAAACATGCCTGACGGAAGATTCCGTAACCAACAAGGTGGTACCAGCCGACAGTCATGAAACGACGCAGGTTATCAGTTACAGGTCCATAAACTACTGAAGGTAGCTCACCGAAACCTGGTGCCCGTGAGAATGCTTTAGCGAGAGCCTGACGGCCAGCTATAACAGTGTCATACACGTTGATACCGGCAGCACCGGCACCGGCCTGGATGTTAGCGCGAGGGTTCTCAATGAACTCCACACCACCCCATGTGCCGATAGAACCGTTACGGACAGCAGCGCCATCTTGACGGATCTGGTAAGCGATAACATCAGTCACGGCTGCTGCGCTACGAAGATCGAAAGCGACATCAGGGTGAATCATGCCAACATAGTTACCGTTCTCGAAACCTGGTGCTGAAGCTGTACGAAGTTTCGCTGCCGCAGTACGAGTTTGATTAGGGGTAATTATGTCAGTAGCAATAATGTTGACAGTACCGGCACGACCGGCAGGCAGAATTTCGTTTGTTCCACCTGAAGCAATACCCGCTACAATAGTGTCGATAGAATCAACCATGTTGTAACCGATAATGTTCGCTGCGTCTGCGTCAACATTCAAGAAAGAAGTTCCGCGCAGTTTAGCGGTTGTTGTCACAGCGTTACCATATTCAGCCAATGCTACGGTAACTACCGTATCTGTCAACTGGATAGCTGCAACGTCTGTTGCTTGCGCTAACGCTGCTGTAGCGGTAGCCATGTTGTCATAAATGTCGAATGTTACAGACGCACCATTGTGGGTTTGCGCTGTAGATCGAACATCTGCGATCATTTCGTAAAGAGGGTTGGATCGTAATGCGAAGTAAGCGAGTTGCTCAAACGCTCCGGTAGAAGAATCTACCTGTCCAGTACCCGTAAATCCTACGGCCATTATGAAGTCCTTAAAGAGAGAGGGACTCCGCTTTAATGACTAAATCAGGTTGTTGCGCCCCACAAATAACCGTTTGCTTCCATCAAAGTTCTTAATTCCTCTGGGGATTTAGTAGCTTTAATTTGTGCGTCTAGGTCAGGGTTGCTAACCGGATCTCCGCCTTCGCCAGCCAAAGCAATCCTTTGCTCTGCCGCTAGCTCTGCGTCTTGCCGAGGATTATTAGGAGAGGCATTACTGCCAAGAAACCCTGCTGCTGTAGCTTCCGCTGCAATAGCTTGGGGATCAAGTTCTCCTTCGTATCCTTTAACAAAATAGCTAACCTTAGCATCATCAGGATCTAATCCTGCTGATCGGAAAGCGTCACGCCTCTTGTAAGAAGCGAGTTCTGCCTCAGCGGTGGTTGCTCGACCTTCGAGTTCCCTACGCCAATTCGGTTTCGATTCGGTTTGGACATCAGCTTCTGATTCGTCAATATCGACGGAGTTGCTGTTTGCCATTTGTCGCTCACCTGTCCTGTACGCATCAAAGCGGTGGTACTTTGATGGAGGTTTGTTGGTAGCTCTCCCATACGGGGCCAATCAACAATAATTACTATATCTACATTTACTGCTAAATGCAAGTGTTAGTTGGCAGTACCCAAACCTTGGATGCCAGAGTTGTTTGTCAAAGCCCCGCCACGACCGCCGAAAGAAGCGATTCGTTCTTCGCGACGGCGACGCAGTTTAGTTGCTTGTTCTGCTTCTAAACCGAACTCGCCTGAAGCTATTTCGCTTGCAGTCAACGCCGCTTCTTCACCCAACAACTGATCCGTCAAACCTCTCCGTTGACCTAAACGAGATTGAATTTCGCGTGTTTGGATGTTCTCTCTTTCCAAAGCTTCAGCCATTCCTACATCTAAACCTTGACCTACGGTACGCAACGTGGCGACGGATAGACCTGCCGCACGCTGTCTACGTTCCTCTTCAAAAATGTTGACGGCTTTATCGGGGTCAAGATAATACTCGACTAGACGATTACCTTCTAGCATCTCAGGATAGAACTCTTCTATTTGTGCAAGGATCATTGGGTCTGCCCCGTTAGCCGCCGTCTCAGCTAAAGCCACCCGTGTTTGCAACTCAGCCGCAGACACATCAGCGGCTATAAGATTTGCGTAAAGAGCGTCATCGTCTATAAACGATTCGCTTAGCCCAGACATTCGCATAGTGTTACGATAGTTATCTTCTAAAGTTATATACTCGGCTTCACTAATAGCCGACATCCCTGCCGCTGCACGCAAATCCATCCCTGGGAAACGTTTGTCATAAGAATCTGATTGACGGATCTCTTGAGTTATCTCTAAAGAAGAAGCTCCTTTGATCATCAACTTTTCTAACTGGTTAGTTAAAAGTTTGATGTCTGGTGCAAATTTAGGGTCGTTGCCGAACATTTGACGAAACAAATCGTTTAGTGTGTCTCTTGCGTTGCCTGTAGCTAAAGCAGCGTTTTGTGCAGCAAGCCGTTTGGCAGTTTCGGCTCTAGCTAGTCTGTCTGATGCTAACGATTCAGCACGTATCCTTGCGGCTGTAACTATTGGGTCTTCGACTTCTTCTTCCTCCTCATCCTCTTCATCGTCCTCATCCTCCTCATCTTCTATTGTCACTTCTTCTTCGTCTTCGTCTATTATTACTTCTTCTGGTATCTCGTCTTCTATTATTACTTCTTCTTCTACCGTCTCTTCTTCTGCTTCTGTTTCACCTATCAACGCACGAAGGTCAGCCTCACGTTGCTCCTGAGCACGAGCCGCACGAGCCGCATTAGAATCAAAACTTGAAAAATCTTCTATAAAACTCATTACGCTACAAATCCAAACATCCGACCAACATCATCGGCAATAGTACGAGCCTCATCATTAGCATTCTTAGTAGTCTGCCACTCAGCAGTACCACGAATCAACTCATTAGCTTCCGTGAACGTCATAGTCCTACTCCCAGTCTCATTATCAGGCATACCCGACGCTATCTGATTAAACAACCCCTCATCAGCACCCATAAAATCGACAGGACGCTCCAACAAAGAAGAAGCTTTAGAAGAATACGGAGCGAAATACTGGGCCGGAGTCATACCCCGATCAATCAAACCACCCAACGTAGGGAACCTTTCCTTAGCTGTCTCCGCTAACTGCTCCCTCAACAACAACAAATTCTGTTCAGGATTATCCGATTGATAAACACCCATCACATAACTATCCAAAGCTTCTTCATTAATACCAATCATATATTGCGAAGCCATATTCTTAATAGAAGTTTCATAAGTCCCCAACAAACCTGTACCAGCACCATCAGCGCCCGTGAAACTAGCGAAATCCAAATAATCGGTCTCTACAGAAGACAACGTTTGACGAATATCTTGTAACGACATACCTGTACGTTTAGCTGTCTTAGCTAAATCTAGTTTTTGGCTTTCAGTCATTTCGTCTGACAAACCTAAAGCTTCAAGTTGACTGGAAATGTAATCAAGCTCTGTCTTCACTATTTCTTTACGACGCAAAGTAAAGTCGTCGTTCAACGCACCGCTAGGAGCAGCAGCGTCCCATTCTAGATCAAACTGTTGCATCGTTTCATTAGTGTTCGCATACCATTCTGTTTCAGCAAACGCCGCTTGAATCTCACGAGGATTTGTTAACCCTTTGACTTTGATATATTCAAGAACGTTGATAGGTCCGTCTAATCCTAACCGATCAAGTATTACTGGGTCGCTAATCATCATGTCTTCACGAGGCTCATCTGTGCCTGGTTTGAAGAAAAAGAAACGGTAACCGAACTGTGACGCTACATCGAAAGTATTTCCGATAGCGTCTAGCTGAGTATTGAAACCTTCTGGTGTAGACGGTCCGCCGCCAGGCCCACCGGTTGGAGCGCCTCCAACAGCAGGAATAATGCTTGGGTCACCGCCAGCTTCGCTAAGCTCAGGGAGCATCGAAGCATCAGCCGCAGCGAAAGCATCCGCATTGGCAAGACGGTCAGCGTCCATCTCAGCTTGAGTAAGAGGTGTTTCTCCTAAGATTTCAGCGTTTAAGAATGCTTCTTCTTCGACAGATACATCTGGTTGAGGAAGAGTATCTACCTCTACGTCTTCAATCCTTGGCTCCCCTATTGCGGGGACAGCTTCTTCCTCTGCCTCAATTTCCCTAGAAGAAACTAGTCCTGAGTTTCGAGGATTTTCAGGATTCTCTGCCCATTGAGCCGCCCCATCAACTAAAAGCCCCGCAGGTCCAGTAGGATCAAGTTCTGAAATCTCGGCTAAAGCTTCATCACCTAAAAACTCTACGACTTCAGTTAATCTTCCAAGTCTCATATCTGCTTGTTGTTGCGAAAAAAACTCTGGATCTATTTTTGTGTCACCGTCAGAAATTCCAGGAGAAAGACTTTCAGTAAGATCAAAAGCTTTAGTCGCTAGTTCATCAAACTCTGCTTCAGCTTTTTCTGTTCTGACAATATAACTTCTAGCTTTGTCACCAACGTTAAATGCAAAAGCGGCTTGATCTACAAGCAGATCAGTAATTTCAGTCCATTCAGTCCCCTCAACATGTTGATCAACATCAATAGTGCCTAAATCGACATTAAATCTTTTTTCAATTAATTTAATAAATTGCGTAGCACCTAAAGACTTGCCCTCCCAACGAATATTGCTTCCCGTTTTTGGAGTTTCGCCTCTTTGTTCTGCCCCTATAAGATTAGCTCTTAAATATTTAAGAGCACGTTCAGCGTCATTACCATATTCAAGAGATTTATCAAAACTTTCCTGAGCCGCTTCTATTGGAGTGTAAGAACTTAGCGACGATCCTTGAGGAATTAATTTCCCCCACTGTTGAGTCCCAAGATTATTAAATTCCGTATAACCTTCGACCCCTAAAAATGTAGGGTTTTCTCCTCGTTCTTTTTCATTTACACTATATTTAAGATCTGGAGAAAGCGTTCTAAGCTCTGCAAGTTTAGCGTTAAGATCTTTTATTATGATGCGGGTAACAGGATCTGATTCGGTTACACCGTAAACGCTTGAATCAGAAACACCCATTTCGCGCAGTTGTTGTTCTACACGTTTTATAGCTTCGCCTAAATCGTATTCAATATCTTTATATTCATTAGCCATTATTTCATTCCTAACGCAGACATAGCCAACGCAGCAGCATTCGAATACTCCATACCCTGAGCACGAGTAGGATCAGCCTGACGAGCAAACTCCCTCGCACGAGAACCCACATCTAACTCCTGCCCACTCAACCCTTCTTTCTGAGCAGCATGAATTCCAGCAATAAAAGATTTCAACTCGGCACCATCAGCCTGACGCCCTAACTCATTATTGAAATAAGCTTGAGCCGTATCTTTCAACTTCAACTTATCTATATAACGAACCTTAGGTTTACGTTCTTCCAATTTAGATAAAACATCGTCAAGAGAAACATCTTCAAACTCTGAAAGCGCCCCTTCATAATCAGGCAAATTCTGCCGACCGATCTTAAAAGATTCTTTAGCGCGAGTTATACCGTTGCTTAACATTTGAGAAATAAAATAAGGATCATAAATATCGTCCAAATCTTCAATCGCTAAATTGTCTCCATAACCCGCTGCAAACATAGCTTCAGCATAAGCTTCCTGCTCTTCTATATCCAATGTCGCAAACTCTTCGATAAAAGAACTCGCTGTAATGCTCGCTGGAGGCTTTGTAGTATTGTCAATAAAACGATCAGAAGGATCATCGCCACGAGATACATTGCCACGCAACACATCTTCTTGACCGATAATAGGATCACTGCGCCCTTGAGAAGAAGCCATCATTTGGAGTATCCCCTGCATACTCATGCCTTCGTTCAAAGAAACAGCTTCTTGCTCTTTGAATGCAGTAGTAAGTCCACCAGTCATATTAATTCGTCTTCCAAGTTAGGACATCTACATTATCTCTACTGAGATAACGATCAAAAATGTCAATAAAGTCATCTTCGTTTCGATACTGCAAACGAGTCCATTCCCACCATTCATAAACATCACTGTTGCTTTGAGAAGTCAAAGAGTCAGAACCACCTGCGGCTTTCCTTGCAGCTAATTCGTCTATAGCTATTTGACGTTCATCTAAATAGTTTTTAAGTTGCTGGATATCTGGACGTTGCACTAACGTCTCATCTTGGACAACAGCCCTTAAAGCATTAAACTTTTTTTGATCTTTCAACTTGTCAGTAACATTAAACGCTTGCCACCAACCCGGATGAGCGGCTTGCAACTGTTCCATCTTAAACGAATACCATTGCTTTACGTCTGCGTTGCTAGCAGCGTTCAAAGAACCAGAAGCTTGTTGTTCTTTACGTGCTTCCAATTCTGCATTTCTTATATTTATAATGTCTCTATATTCTTCCCACCCTTGTTTAATATCTGGAGCTTCAATAAAATCTTCTAAAGGAACTCTTTCACGTTGTTTTTCAGGAGAGCCAGGAGAAAGAGCAGAAGATTGCTGACGGCGATATACAGCCACATTAAAACGTTGAGCTTCATCACTCCCTACGTTTGCTGTAACTAACCCACCAATTTCAGGGTAAGCTTCGATCAAAGGCAGATACTCTTGGAACTTGTCCCAACTTTCAAGAGTCGGAGAAACTCCGTTCTTTGTCTTAGTTGTTCTTTCCATAATTGCAAGAAACTCTGTACCGTATTCTTCAACAAAGCGTTCATCCGCTAGCAAAGGATCTTCTTTAGTCAATTCCCGCCATTGATCTAAATAGAACTGATAAGGAGAATCTACTTTCATTGTGGTAGGAAGAATCATTGAAGCAAACGCACGAGCTTTTAACAAAGCCTGAGCGTCTTCTTTAATATCTCTCATCATTTCGTTTCTTGACTCTTCAGTAGAAATCATTTGCTCATACAAAGTTTCAAATCTTCCGTCATCTGAAGTAGGCTCTTGCATCTTTAACGCAGTGATACGATTACGAGCTACAGTCAAAGCCAAACGATCAAGCTCGTCGCTGCCCGCCAAAGCTCCTTTAGCTCTCTTGGCCCACGCAGGCGCAAGTTGGCCGATGACTCTAGAGAACTGATTATCTCCTTGAGGCAAACCATAAGGCCACATAAATTCTACAGCTTCTTCTAAAGAAGGTTCTACTAAAGCTATTTCTGCTAAAGGAATAGTTACTAATGGCCCGAACCCTGGCCCACCAGAAGACAACATTGACATAGCGTCTTTACTAAAAGTAAGATTTTTGCCAACAAACGGTTTTAACAAAGCCCCACCGCCGCCAATTTTTCCAAGATCTGGCATACGAAGAATCATCCAACGATTGCCTTCTTCGTCTTCGGTAGTAGGAATAGAATTGAAATTATCCAGAACTCTAGAAACGTAAGCAGGATTGTCTTTAGCAATGCCCGCCCAACGGCTAATGACTTCTTGCCATGCCCCAAGGAAAGGCATCATGTTAGACAACGATTCTTGCATACGAGTAGATTCAGTAAGATCATAAAGAAGATAACGAACGTCACCTAAAGCTTTATCTCGTGCGCTGCTCTCTAACCGATTAATTATTTTTTGTAATTGTTCTCCTTGGAAAACGTATTCTCCTGTTTCAGGGTTAACATACGCTGAAAGTTTACGAGCCATCTCTTCGTCGAATGAAGCACGGAAATAAGGTAACCTGCTTAGATTATCTGTAGGCAAAGAAGCTAAAACAGTAAATGCACTGTTTGTAAATTCCATAAGTTTTTTACTGCCTTGCCAATTAGGAGTAACGCCTCTAGCTTGTTGCCCTATTGTCAAGTTCATATAATTATTGTTATCAATATCGATTAAAGTATTTTTGTCCATGCCATCGCGAATTACTTTAACGTCTTCCCATTTAATGTCATCAGCTTTACGATCACCTAAATTATTTCTTATCCCGTTAAAATCATCAATTTTTTTAGCGCCTAAAAATTGTGGCATGATTTGATTCTGTGTCTGGTAAACAGCTTCAACAAAAGCATCAAATTCAGGACCTGACTTAGGAATATCTAAATCTTCTAAAGTTTTAAGACCCGATTGTTTTTTTTGAAGAAACTCTGTCAAAGCAAACTTGTAATCAGCAGGACTTCTATGAGCAGTAGACCAAACAACTTCTAGATAATCGTTAACATGAGGATCTCCTGCCCCTGCTTTCCACTGTTTGTTAGTCGTCGAATCCCACGCCCGCACAAAATCTTCCCCCTGATCTAAAGAAATTTGTTCCCAAAAATCGGAATCTATTTCGTTTTTAGATTTAAGAGAAGCTCCTTGGACGAGTTTGGAAGTAGAACGATCTGCGCTAACACGCCCTTGTATAGCGTTTGAGTTAAAGTTGTTATCGCCTATTGCATTGCGAACAAGCACTCCACCAATCATTGTGGGTTGACGCCCAGCTTGTTGAAGGCGAACACCTGCTGATTGCGCTGCTACTAAAGCTTGATACTCTTTTGAATCTGGGTCAAGCCTTAGAACTTTCATAACTTCTTTTAATTTGGCTTCTTTAGTTAACAAAAGATCGGCAGCGAATCTTAAATCTTTAGCTTGTTTAGCAGCCGCTGCGACTTCATCAGCAGTGCCAATCGCACTTACTTTTCGATAAATCTCAGTAGCCTCATTAAACAATCCGTCTGCACTCTTTTTAAGACCTTCCGCAGTCATCTCCCCTAACTCGCGTTGAGCAAACTTACGAGCAGTAGAACCTTGACTTATCGCTCCGACAACAGCCCCACCCAAAGCCCCAATAGGACCTAAAGTTGCAAACCCTAAAGCGCTTCGTGCGGCTATACCTTTAATACGTTTAGACGTTTGCCATTGGCTAAGTAATTCTTGTTCGTACCGTTTAGAAAGAACTTTGTCTGCTTCCTCAAGGTTCCCTTTGAATCTTGCTTGCTGACGGTAAGCATCATAAATTTCAAATTCGTCAGTTAAATCTTTTGCTTCTTCACCCAACTCGTCTTTAAGTTTAGCAATAAATCCTGACTCTACGTCAATACCTTTACGGCGCATCAACTCGACTCTGTAATCTGAAAAACCAGAAGACATGCCTCTAAGCAAATTAAGGCCACCAATAACAGAAGCAACACGTAAAGCTTCATCTCCTACTACTCTTAACGGCCACGCTGGACGCAAAAGAACGGCAGGACGCCATACCCTCATAATAGCTTCTGCCGAATCTGAACCGGCTCTACCTACAGCTTTAAGATTTAGTACACTATTGTCGCCTAAAAGTTTACTTGTTCTGTTGCGAACTCTATTAAACCGTCGGTCCCCAGTAGCGACATCCAAAGCTTCTTTGACTAAATCATAACGAGGCAAAACACGGCTTGTTGCTAATTGTCTTTGCGTTAAAGGAGAAACAATGTTTACTACTTTGTCTCCATCTTGGAATGACAAACGTGCTCTATCACTACCGCCAAATCTTCCACCTTCAGGTCTAGATCTTGAAAAAGTAAAATTAGCTGCGTTGTAGTTTTCAGTTAAATGATTCAAAAGTTTTTCTTGTGTAGCTGTATTGCCATCACCAATAAAAGAAGCAATCCGATTATTTACTTCTCCAATAAGAGTTTCAAACATATTAAGACGTTGAGTGCTGCCTTCTAACATTGACCATTGACCTAAATAACGATCAGCTTCTTCTGGAGATAAAATGTCGTTATTATCGAATCTTCTTAAGTCTCTAATCATCCGCTCAAATTGGTTGCCAGATTGGAGCGCATCATTTGTATCGAAATAACGTTGGCTTGTGTTCTCGCTATAATATTCTACTATTCTTCTGCCCGGCAAAGCTTTTGCAGCAGTCTCGAATACCTTTGCAGCTACACCGGTATCAGAAAGTTTTGCTTTGTTAGACAATGGGACACGGATCTTACGATCTAAAACAGCCCTTTCAGCTAATTCGCTTTGTAAAGCTCTTATCCCTTCTTCGCCAAGGAATCCTCTTTGAGCAGCGTCTCCTACAGGATCAATTATTTCTAAAAGTTCTCTGCCTCCTCGAACATAATCAACACCATCAAGAAGCCAACGATCAGTAGCAGCATCTATCAAAGCCGAAGTTTCAGGACTGTTGGCTGCCAAGAACCGAGCTAAATCGTTTCCGTAAGCCCCACTTTTTTTAGCTGCAAGGTTATCTATTTGAGCATCACTAAAACGAGTTTTCAAATCAAGAATAAACCCAAAATCAAATTGTTCAGGACCTTCTCCTAATACGTCTACAGCTTCTTGAACTTCCTTAATTAAAACACGACGACGACTCATGGCGCTGTTAAGTTCTTCGACCAAAGGACTATCAAAACCTTTATCTTCAACAATCTCATCGACAGTATCTGAGAGTTTGCGTTGCTGACGATGTTCATCCGCAGCTTGTTTAAGAGTGTTTCGTGTTGCTAAAATCTCTTTTTCTAAATTGTCTATTTGATCAAAAACATTAGCTTTGCCTAGTAACGCATTTGACTTTTTTGTAGCTGCTTCCAAAGCGCTAACTAAAACTGTTTGATCTCCCATAGCGTATCTATAATGATTAGACCTCATTACAGGATTTGTTGCTTGAGCTAACATCATTGCTGTTTCTTGGGTAATGCCTACTGTCTTTCCTTTTTTTTGTTTTCCAAGCAAATCCATAATTTCGCCAGCACGGCGACCGACCAACGCACTCTTTTCGAAAGTGCTCAATCCTTTCCCAGCAGCGTTGTCTAACTGCCTCATAGCTTCACTAGAAGGCAAATCTTCAATAGCGTCGTTAAGTTTTTTCCAATTAGGACTTTCGATAACTTGTTGTGCTCGACGAGTCGTAAAGTTAGCGATCTCTGTAGCATTTAACTTATTAGTCCAACCAAGTTTTTTGTTTCCTAATGGCCCAGTACGACGTTCTATTTTAAGCAATGCACGAGTAGGAGCTAGAACAGCGTCAAAACGTTTAACACCTTTAGCAACATCTGTTACTCCGCCAATAGTTAACTTCCCTAAACGAGCCGCCCTTATAGGCTTACCCGCAAACAAAAGTGGGTCTAACAAAATCGTTTCAGCTAAATCGAAAGAACCAGAAATAAGATTAAACGTAGAAGACTGAGCAGCTTCAGCAGCCGCATGAGGATTCAAAGTATCAGTCCCCATCATAGCAAAAGCTATAGCTCTACCTAAACTCAATTCTTTAGTAAACAATTCCTGTTGATTCTCAGGGATCTTAGAAAGATCATATTCGCCTTCAGGCAAACCTTCGTTAGCTATCTGCCAAGCAGTCCTATAAGTGTCACCATCTAAAAACCCGGTTAAGCCTGACTGAGTAGCAACATTGAAACCCATAACCGCTGCGGTTAAAGGACGTTCAATGTAAGCATCTTGCCAAGCATCTACCGTACCTAAAACGTCGTTAGTGAACGTAGCTATAGGCGCACGCACTGATCCAGGGATAACGCCTACTGTTTGTTCTAAAGCGCTACCTTCACCAAACGCCGCTTGCATAACTCCGCTAATAAGGTTGTCCTGGACAATACCTAAAATGGTATCTCCGACTCCTTCATACTCGTCATCGGTAACAACAGACCTTGCTGTATCCCATACAGTTTCTACGATCTCTTCACCAAGGTTAGTGAACCCGCCGATGATGCCGCCGACACGACTCATAAAACTCATGCTTCGACTCCGTTACGCATAGCGACTAGCCTAAGCTGACGGACAAAAGCTTTAGTTTGGGCAGACGCTCCAGGTTGGGAAGCAATACTTTCCAACATAGGTAGCTGAGCGTACAGCGATTCGTTTGACACTCCTTCCATAGCACGAGGAGGCGGCCCCATTGGAGAAGCCATGACAGTCTCATTAGGACGTTCAGTATTTCTGTTTAATGATGCTTCACCTGGTGCAGCTTTTGCAGCACTAGGCATCTGAGGCAAAGGCACTGCTCGTTGAGCCTCTTCTTGCATTTGAGCTTCACCATAAGCTTGTCCTTTAGCAGTCTGAATTTTTTGGCCTGCGCCTTTACGTGGCATTTATAACGCTCCTAGTAACGCACCTAAATCAGGTGCCGCTTCCGCTTCTGCATTTGCACCGGCGGCCATAGCTTCAGCACCCATCCCAGGCTGAGCTAGCCCTGGCATAGCTTCCGCTGACATAGCCTCAACTTGTTTAGCTTGACGTTCTTGCGCTTCTTTCTGCACTTGCTCAACAGCCTCAGCTAACTCTTTCTGATTGTTAGCAACCAAACTCATAATACGAGCAAGATCTGCTGGAGGAATTGCGCCTTCAGCGGCTTGTTGCTGAATAGAAGAAAGCAACGCTGCTTCTAACTGTTCAGCTACAACTGCGTCATGCTCAAACTCTGGATCTTCTACCAAAGGATCAATCGCCATAAACGACATCTTAGACATAGTGCCCATACCGAGCCTTTGCCCGCCGCCAATAACAAGATTGTTAATATCAGCACCAGCCTGGCTGTAAGTTACAACGTTATCAGTCGTTTCAAAATTAGCGTTAGGAGTATATTGGACTGGGCCTTTAGCGTTTTTAGAAGTTACATAAAAAGTGCGTCCCCGGTTCCCTGCGTAAGCTTTAGACATTTCAATAGCTATCTTGTTTTCTTCTTGCAAAGACCTAGCTACAATCCTTTGAGCTTCTTGTACAGGGAAATCAACTGCTGCCGAAAGAACCGAATCGCCTCGACGACCAGTCCGAATGTTAGTAGAAGACTCTCCGCCGAACTCTGGAGGAATACCAGCCGTTAAACGTTGCGCCCGTTCTAATCGGTCAATCGCAGGGTTAGTCATATAGCCAGGTTGCAAAGACATGTCTTTAAGATCGCCGCCACGGATGACACCGACTTCGCCGGTCATTCCATCTGCTGGGTTAACGATCTGTGGGGTTTCGCCTGCACGGCCAACAAGCCAAGTGTCAGGGAACACACCTTTTTGTACAGCTATAACTTCAAGCGCCATTAAACGAGCTTGCATCTGATACATGCCAAGAATGCCATCGAATTGGCCTTGCGCCCCATCTAACGAAATTCTTTGGGCACACACTACCGGAGCTTGGCCTATACGATTAGGGACACGTTCCAACTCTAAAACAATGTTATCGTCCATAGTAGACGACGTGCCAAACAGACCAGTTTGCACCGGTCCACGCATAGCTACCAAAACAGTTTCTTCGGCGTCAACGTACTCAATCATTTCAATAGCTTGATCAGGACCAGCGTCGCTGTTCGATTGGAACACTGAAGCGGCTTGAGGATACATTTGATGCAAATATCCGAGAGGACGTTCATACGCAAAAATGCAATCACGAGGCAGCATGTCATCTACGCCAAGAAGAGTAGCTGGGTATGCTGTCAAAGGGTCACGCAAATGCCATTCCGGGCACCCATTCTTTTCGTTCCACCTAAGCTGAGAAACAGTAGTAGCGTACCCGATAAGTTGACGGGCACGTTTAGCTAACTGCAAATCCATTTGACTGTTTTCCCACCAACCAAATAAAGCCTTACGAGTGATGTCTGCATTATCACGCGAACGTTTACGAGCTACATCTGTAGGGGGACAATAAATGTCAGGGCGAGTAGACGCTATTCTCATAGCAGTCTGATCTAAACCTTGAGCTAACAAATTAGCTACCGCTGACTGTTCATCAGAGTTGATTTCAGGTAACGGAACTATGACATCTCCGTTATAGTAATCTCTAAGATTACGCATACGACCTTTGATCTGGTCAGACGCTTGCGCCCTGGCACTATAAATTGAAACTATCTCAGTAACAGTTATCACGTATACAACCTTGCGTAAGAATGGTTCCCCCCTATATCTTGCCCTGAAAGCCACGACGGGCGCCACTGTTTAGGCCCATCATTTTGTGGTACATACAATTTCTCTAAATTATGTTCTAAGAACCATTGTGCCATAACACAGTCATCTGTGCGAGATCCGGTACCTTCTGGGTTCCATCGAGTCACTTCGTTTATCAACAAAAGCGAGTGCGGACGGGCATCTGTGCCCTGTTTGCCTGGCAAACGGATACGACCTACCCGCCATAACGGAGCCAACATTTGGACACCATACTTAGGGTCTCCCTTATTTCGGCTATGTGTATAATGCGGAACAAGTTGCACTCCTCGCATAGATGCCCATCGCTTAAAATGGTCATATTGTAAAATAAATTTCTGTGCAGCGTTAGCTTCAATAATCCAATGAGTCAAAGGACGGCCCATATCGTTAGTGATCTGCCACCAATCCTCAGCAACCCCAGTGAACCTTTGCTCGCTATGATTCCAATCCAAAAATGATGGAGCGTCCATCTTACGACGGTACGATTCCAACAAATAACGAAACTCAGTTTCAGGATTGTAAGCCCAGCACTGCAAAGCCCAGAACTGTGACGGTGAAGGATCAGCGGTTGCTACAACGAACATGTCTCCAGAAACTCCTTGCGGAAGTTCCCAAAGATCACGGTCGTTATCCCAACAACCGACATAATCAACACCGTCAGATCCAAGACCGCCACTTACCCACAGGGGGTCAACCAGCACACTGGCCGGATTTATGTCCGATTGCTGATACAGGACTTCAAATCGGTCTGGAGTTTGCGCTTTAATGTGTCTAAGTCGTCTCCACGGTAATCGACGAGGGTAAAGTAGGCACCCTTCGGGCCAAGGTGCGGCGTCAGGTTTGTGATCGCCTTTACAACGGTCTTCATAATGGACCGGATATTTGAGATGATGGTATTTTCGCCATTCTTCTGGTGCATCGTCGGGGTCAAACTCCTCAAGTTCTAGATCGTCAGGGGGAGCTACTTTGTCTAACGCATAACGGTAAATGTCATCGGCTGACATGCGCTGACCTTGGAGAATAAGCAGCCCGCCCGGCTCTAACCGAGTTTCTGCTACTTCATCCCACCATCGTTGCATGTCGGAACGGGCTTCAGAAGATCGCATTTTGCGAGGATCGTAAACGTCGTCCCAGATAACCAGATCAAAACGACCGCCGAGAAAACCGGAGTCCATTCCGAACGCTGACCATGTTGGCTCTTTCTGAGAAAGAGGAGCGTCACCTTGTTGTAGCACAGTGAAAGCTTCGGAACGCCAAATTTCAGACGAGTCTGGTTTGAACATACCGAAGTCTTCTTGGATTGTGGCCTCTGCGTCTACCGCTAGCCCTAAACGAACGTCGTTTAGTTCAGCTTTGACTGGATGAGCACGATCCAATTCTGATCTTAGCCTACGAGAGTACCATTCCGCTAGGCGTTGTGACGAAGAACCAATCATGCCACGGATAGCTCTATTTCTTACAGTTGCCCAGGCAGGAAGCACTTTAGCAAAAAACGTTGATTTACCGCAGCCAGGTGGCGCATTAATAACAGCGTACTCTTCGTACTCTGTTTCCATTAACCCCATGATACGTTCCGTGGCTTCTATCTGCCAAGGCTGTAACACGATACCAAAATAGCGTCTAGCAAAGACTTCTATGTTATCGTAAGCTGCCTGAGCTTCAGGTTTAAGGTCCTCATAGTCAGGTACACCAGAAGGACCTTGATTGCCTAACGTCTCTTTAGCAGCCAAATAGTTGCGTGGGGCTTTACCGCTTTCAGCGTCTCGGCAAGCATGGTAAGATATTTCGCATTCTTTGGCTGCGCCGTACATAGAGTTACCTGCACGACGCAGCGCCAAGAACTGTGTCCATTTTTCTACAGTAATAGCTTTGCCCGAAGGCATACAATCCCCTTAATTAGCGCTTACCGAAACCAAAAGATCCTTTAGGTTTACGTGCGCCTCGTGATTCATCACGTCGGTCTTTTAACGACTGGCTTTTTTTACCATGAGCCATAGCAAGAGACTCATCAAGACGATCGTTGTAACCTTGGCGATGATGTGCTGATGATGCGTGCGGAGGAACTCTTCCGCTAGTTTTATCTTGTCCCATTGTCTTCCGTTTCTGTTAGGGGTATTACTTACCTTACTGGCAAGACTCGCAAACTTCAGGATTTTCTAACCCGCATTCGATTGGGGTGTCATCTTCGAACGGATCATACCGTTCACCCATCATTTCTGTGGGTAGTTCATCAAATTCTTCTTCCGCTACCATAAAGAAACAAGATAGCAGGAAAACATTTTTAGTGTAGAAACAGGTGTGATATTCTAGAATAATGCAAGCAGAAGAGGTAGGACAACAAGCAGACGCTTGGGCTGACGCCATAAAAAAAATTGTCAAAGGTCTTTCTGCTGTTGGCGTAGCAATAGCAGGCGCAATTACAGCAGTTATGATGCTCTGGCCGGACTCCGAAACTCAACAACCAACCAAACAATACCATCCCCTAACACGCGAAAACACCATACAAATAGGGGACGCCTCCGTAAAACTACCAATCGAAAACAAAGACTGCTCCAGCTTCCTCAACACAGTAAACACCAAATGGAGCGAAGAACAATGGGGCGTTTGGGAACACCTAAAACGCGAAGCCGGATGCTAACACCTTGTGGTTCGGCAACATAATCCTAACCATAACTTGGTTAACCGCAATAATATCCCTAATCACATTAATAGTAACTACTTTTTGCCCCTATTACGGCCCCGGTTCTTAGAAACCTTCTCACGAACAAGACCGCCACTTTTAGTATGCGACAAGTCCTTACCGCCCTTACCCATAATACCCCTATCCGAACGAGCCTTAGACAACTCACGGCGCTTAGCCATCTGACCAGGCTTCTTATTAAACTTAGTATTATAGGCATCCTTCTTTTTCCTCGCATCAGGATTATCCCGGTAATACCGGGCGCTTTCTTTAGGTGCCGAAGAATTAGAAGGAGCCATATAAGCAAGCATAGCAAACATCTGCTACAATAAACATACACAACCCACGACACCGAGAAAGATCGGCCCCGACCCAAGGGAAACTAGGGTTGCACGGTGAGAAACCGCCCCCCGAACCTATCAACGGTAGGGGGAGTAGCCCGTCAAACGGATACCAGTCAACAACGCCTACGAACAAATCTTGCATAGGCGTTCAAAAAATATCCCAAAAGTACGGACGGCTGGTAATGGGAAGCCTGGGCAGCCACAAAGAAACAATCCGCACTTACACACCGGCCTTCCAACAAACTAATACCTTGTTGGCTAACAACGACGGCATGGCTCCACAAGCGGACCAACCTCAACGTAAGTTCCTCCCCAGAGGGGGGGCTAACACTCTCAAACATTCACCAAAGCGGTGAACATTCTCCCAAAACAACCCGCCCGAACACCACCAAACTATCCGCACAACCAACACAACCACAAACCATTGAACCAAACTAGCTAAACAGACGATAAACATTATGTTAGTACTAGGTACCTAGGCACATACTCCCTATGTTTCTAGCCTCCTAATACTTAGTCAACCTACTACATAGGTATCCTAAGTTTATTAACAGGTACCGTACCTAAATAGACTAAACACTACAACCTACTCACCAATGACTAGACTATAGGGGGGTAGGGTTTGTTGGTGTTAGGGATAGGGCGCTGGCGCACGAAAAACGTTTTGCGTTTGTTCGTTTGCCCTCGGTTGGTTTTGCTGGTAGCTGTTCGCAAAAATGGAAGAGGACCAGCCTCGAAAGACTGGCCCAATTCGTTTGGTTATCGGTTAGTTATCGGCAGTAGTTGCAGTAGATCCCGTCTTCATATTGTGCAGCAAATGGGCATTCCGGATTATAGTTACAGTCATAATCTAGACTGTCATCTAGGGATAGTTGAGCGTGGCCTGAGCAAACTTGTGTTCCGCATCCTTTGCACTTGTGAGTCGTTAGGTGTTTTGCGAACGCTTGGCGCCATGCGATAGCGCCGGGTTCTAAATAGTTGGCCGAGTACATTAGTTATCGTCCTTGAGAGAAGTGAAGATCGTGGCGGAGTCCGACTCAGTAGTCAGCTTTTTTGTAAACTGTTCCCGTAGCTGAGCCAATGCTTCGGCTTTCAATTCGTCTTCGCTCTTTTCTCTGATGTCTTTACTAGAAAAGACTATCATACTTGACATGAACGGATTTTTATCGGTCATAATTCCCTTTTGTAATCGTAGATCCCGTTAGGATCCTGGTTGTTTAATGGTTTTTTAATTGGGTTCAATATCTTTGCTTGTTTCTTATCTGACAGTGACAGCCAAATGCATAGAGGCGTCACTAGAACTAGGCTTAGGATTGATAGGGTTAGGTCTGTCATCTAATGAATCTTTCGTAGGTCCAGAATAGGAGAGCGCAGGCACTGAGAAAAATGACCACATGCCTTAGGCTTATTGGGCTAGCGCTGACGCAGTCAACGAGGCAACTATTATCGCTTATCATTCGCTTGCCTCTTTTCTTAGCTGATTTACAAAATCGCGGTCCTCTTCATGCCAAGTCTTCCACTCTTCCATAGTGCTATCGTTGAACAAGTCGCGAAGTGTGCCCTCATGCCCGCCCCATGGCAAAACGTACCACTGGACTAGCTTCCCATCCTCCAAAACTAGCGTGTCATAATTGTCATTAGACAAGAACACCATTCCACTATGTGTATTGAATAGGGCGACCACTTCGGTATCGTCGAAATCGTCAGGTAATCCCCATTTCTCCCACGCTTGCAAAATGTCGGCAAGTTTAGAGCGTTCTAATGCGCCGAACTTGGAGAGTGAGGCGGTAACTATCGGATCAGGATCAACAAGTAGCGTTCTCATACGCCTGCGGTCTGGTTATCTTGCACGGATTCCATAGCATGAACAGCCACATACAAAGATCCCTCTTCTACATATAGATAGCGGTCTTCTAAATGGTCATTAATTAAAGTAAGATACTCTTCAAAATAATAAGTATCTCCGCTCTCTTCAGACATCCTAACAATGTCAGATATTCGCCAAGTATCGGCATTGATTACTTCCCATAAATCCCCATCAATACCTGGGTCTATAGCTTCCCCAATGATCGCATCAGTACGCTGAGCAGCCCAATCAGTAGCAGCAAACGCAGCGCCTAGTTGTGGAAACAGGTTAAGCAATTCCCCAAAGTGTTTGTAAGCGGGTGAGTAATCGAAATCAAAGACATGAACGCACACGTCAAACTCGTTTATATGAGCGGAACTGTCGTCGATCTTGTAGTCGTTAACCTCAATATTCAAGTCTTGAATTTGCCTTTCAGTAGGTGCTTGAGATTTGCAATGCTTACTTATCAAACGGTAAGCCCGATTGACTTCCGGATTGTTGACCATTTTATATTCCCTTTTCTGTTTTGCGTTTGATTAACTTCTCGAATTGGTCCGCTAACTTATCAAGACGATTGGAGAACTTCCATATCTCATCAGCATCTAGGCAACTAAGATTTTCTAGATCATATTGTTGAAATCTGCCAGAGTTACCAAGTAACTCACAGAACCAATCGTGCCTAGATTCCTGTTCTGATTGTTCAATGAAATCGTTTTCTATTTGATCCATTAGGGCATCTATCTTCAATGCGTTCTCGTCCATAGGTAAAGTATACAGGTATGGTGTTACTAAATGACACAATAGAACTATTAATATTAATTATTTACAACCTAATAACTAAGGCTTAGAACTCTAATTGTTCCACGTGAAACAATCCCCTAACCATTTAGCACTAAATAACTTAACTACCGTTTAGTAACTTAACTTAGTTACCGTTCAGTAACTTAACTAAACTACCGTTCAGTAACTTAGCTTAATTACCGTTCAGTAACATAGCCAATCAAGGCAAACTCAAGACAGGGAAAGGGAACGCCCGTAGGGCGAACCCTTTCACTATCAGACGACACCCGTGCGTCTGAGAGGGAAGGACGACACCTGGTGGTGAACTGGTTTGCAAAGGTGGTACATTATGGTATCATCAGAGTAAACAAGAAAGGGTACCCCTAAAATGACATTCGAACAAGCACAAGCCGATCACGATGCACAAGAACCGCCCGACGATTTCGATTATGACGAAGACAGGTTGGAGTTTGACCGGGATGACTTTGAATCGATGAGGGCAGATCAGATACTTGCTGAACGCAAAGAGGAAGATCTGTTTTAATGAAGAGACCTAAGACTTTAAGGTGCCCCAAATGTGTAGGCAAAATCCATAAACATTTGTGTGCTACTTGCAAAACTGCTGTCGCTGCTAACCGTAAGAAGAGCGGTGGATCAGCGAGTCGAGGTTCCAAGGAATGGAACTATGGATTTACGCTGCAAGAGATAAAGAAAGCACGAGGATATGAATGAAGTACCTTGTGTGGTTACTTGTCGATATACTCTCGATGGGCGGCAATCAGCAAGAAATTGTTGCTCATCGGATCGAACAATATGATTGGCCGCAAGAACAGGCTCTTGAAATAGCGTGGTGCGAGTCACGTTTGTCGCCCACAGCTTACAATGTGAACTCTGGTGGGTCGATAGATAGAGGCGTCTTTCAAATAAATGATTTTTATTGGGAAGAACAGTTCCCAAATCTTTACAAAAGTGTCTACGAAGTGGATGCGAACGTTCAAATGGCGTACACTATTTACCTAAAATTTGGCTTTAGCCCCTGGGTATGCTATACAGAGTAGTATTAATGGTGTACACTGTGTTACATCGTACTAGAATGAAAGGGAAATATGCGAGATTACTTCATGTTCAGCAGCTATTCGGCAGGAATGCAGATCACTTGCACCGAAGCGCAGAATGTTTCAGTCACCGAACCGGAGGAAGGAGTAGACGTAACTGTTGAGCGCACTCAACCAGCGATCAATATGGGCGATAAGAACAAGATGTTTAAGATAACTATGTCTTTGCAAAACCCCGACGTGTGGCCGCCACGGACAAACAGTTGGTTGATCTCTTCGGAGACGTTACACAAACTCAACCAGAAGATCAGTCAAGTCACATTCGAAGAGTCTTTAGAGTCCACTGATAATTACAAAGGACAAGATGGTTGAATCGACTCGCACAGTTGATTCTCTCTTTGATCATTTATTTCATCAAAGGATAGAGGAAGGGCCACGGCCCACAGCTTACGGCACCAAAGGACGAGGTTCTTTTGCTGGGTCGTGCTCACGACAGATCTCTTACGAGATGTTAAACGTCCCGGAGTCTGACCCCATTGACCTTAAAACGCTGCTGGCTTTCAGAGTAGGTACTTTACTGCACACTATGGCTCAGGACTCGATGGAGTTTACTCATGGAATGATCAGAGAGTACCCGATAGATCTGAGAAACGGATACGGCTGGGATATCAGCGGAAACGCAGACGGTATTTATACCGACAAGAACGGCGACCAAGTTCTGTGGGAACTTAAATCTAAATCTTCTTTCGGGTTTAACAAAGCCAAGAAAGATCCTCAGCCTGAACGACACGAAATAGCGCAAGTCGGCATGTACGCCATCTCCGCCGACCTTGACGTTAAGTACATTCACTTAGTGTACTTGTGTAAAGATCAGAGCTACGGCAGGAACAAGACTCAAGCCGGTGAATGCATAGAATGGATTATCGGCCTTGATGAGCCTGTACCCGGCCAGTACGGCGATACAGTGCGTCAGATAGCGAACGAAGAAGCTAACAGAATATCTTCGATCGTTAAAGAAACGTTTGAGGAGGGTTGTTTACCTCAACGATATATCCCTGACTTTGGGATAGTTTACAATGTCCCCGACCCGGACAGTTCGGTACAACCTTGGCGGTGCAGGTTCTGTCGATACAACTCTATGTGCGCCGGGATGCCAACAGAAAAAACTTCAATCGAAGAAACGCTAATACCGTTAGTGTTACAACAAGAAAAGGGAACAAATGGACCATTCACCGGATAGATTAAACCGCAAAATTATGGACAGGAGCAGCAGAACTTACGAACTGATAGACATAACACCGTCTATAGCTGAAGAGTTTCTACAGCACAACCAAGACAACAGAAGAATACGCCGTTATGTTGTCGCCAGATATATTTCGATGCTTAAAAATGGGAAGTGGATACCTAACGGTGACACATTTCGTTTCAGCACATCTGGCCGGTTGATTGACGGACAACACAGATTGACAGCTATTGCTATGAGCGGCACAACTCTCCCTGACCAGTTGGTTGTGCGGAACCTGCCAGAGAAAGCGTACAACACTATTGATGATGGTGCTATGCGTACACCGAGTGACATTGCTAATGCCCAAAACTGGAAGCAAGCTCGTTCGGTCATGGCACTGGGCAAGCTTTTAATAGCTAGCGATTTAGGTTTAAACTTTAGCAGCGCGACGGCTACCGTCAGCGAAAGAGATGCTTTACGCAACGTTAATAAGAACGACGTTGTGGATTACATTGTTAACAACAATTTGATAGAATCAATGTACGAGTCAATCAGACTTGCAAGCATAGCAGTGGACAGCGTGAAGGGTTCTAAAACTGCGTGGGCTTATACCCTGCACAAGATCACTGCCCAATATGGGCAAGAAGTTTGCGATAAGTTTTTGAACGGAGTGGTTAACGGCATTGGTATATCTCATGCCAACGACCCCCGCACGACTCTACGCAAATACATAACCAAACATGTCGCGATTCCTGGTGTGCAAATGAAAATGCCACCACAAATTGTTGCTATGCTTACTGCTTTCAACTATTGGATTCACGGCAAATCATTGCAGCGAATTGTTTACAGTTGGGACATGCCGAAGGTAGGCCAAACGCCTGGCTCCAAAGCGAAGGACGCTCCTACTTTTGTTAGTGTCGCCGGACAGGTACTGAAAGATGACTGAGCAACTTTCAAGATTAGCTCAGCCTTTCCCGAAGCGTTACATTTCCAAGAAAGGAAAGTTTGATTACGTTTCTCATTCCGAGATCACTCAACGACTACTCGAAATTGTTGGGCCGTACAACCTTGAAGTGAAACAGATCATAGAAGTAGACGGCAAAGTTGACGGCATAATAATAGCTCTAACCTGCACTATCGACGGTCGTGAAGTGACCGTAGAAGAAGCAGGAGGCATTGGCACACGGGCTATGTCCGATAGCGGAGAGCTTCTTAAAGAGGCAATTAGCGACGGTCTCAAAAGAGCTGCACGACATTTCGGACTGGGCCTGCATCTGTGGGCGCAAGATAACTACTACTTACATCATCGTTTCGAATTTGAAGCGGAACAGGAAGAAGGAAATAAATGAGTAGCGACATGATACTTGTCGGCAATTTAACTAAAGACCCTGAATTAAGGTTCGCTGCGAGCGGTAAACCTCATGCACATTTCAGTGTCGCAGTTAATAAAGGTTCGGAAGATAAAGGCAACCGGACTAGCCATTTCTTTGACGTAGTTTGCTTCGGCGATTTCGCCGAGAACATAGCGGAGCTACCTAAAGGTACCCGTGTGATCTTAAACGGTTACCTACAGCAAAGCACCTGGGATGATAAAGACACCGGGAAGAAACGTTCAAAGCTTGAGCTTATAGCTAACGAAGGCGGCCCGTCTGTAAGGTTTGAAGCTGTCACATCTAAGGGTGCAGCTTCAGGAAAGCCTGTCGCTCAGAAGCAGCCTGACATGGTTCAAGACACTCTCAGAATGAATGAGGAGCCTTTCTAATGGGGCTACCAAAAGGGCGAGTCGGAACACGGTTAACGGAACAGTTTAACTTGAAGCTCAGTGCTGAACAGTTGATGTGGATACGGGAACACGCAGAAAACCGGGACGGAGGGAACGTTTCTCAAGCGCATGTAGTTAGGGAAGCTATCCAACTGTTACGGGACAAGCATACTTAGGGGTTGTCCCTGCAATTTTTAATGAGCTAGCTTGCCAACTTCAAGTGAAGGAAATCTGCCGTCTTCTGTCCGGTTCTTACGGGTTGACTTTGAGATATCTGTTAAGGTTTCCGCTCATTAAGCTCTATGTGTCACATGTGTCATCATGTGTCACATATGTGTCATGGTACCTAGAGGTTGTCATTTATGGCAGACTAGGGGGGAGCGCAAGTTCCCCCTACCTAGGTGTCCCAATGGATTATGAAGATGACGATGAGTCAGCCAATTTAGGTTTAAGCATCCCTGACAACACTTCAATCATTTCTATTGTGATGAGCGATCAGATGCTTACACGTATAGACCAAAATCTGTTGTTAGACGAAGACAATCCAGAATACCCTCAACACCTTAAAGGTTTACCTCTTTGGGCTTTGAGATCAAATTTAGTTGCTGAAGCTGTAGACCAGCTATTCGAAATCCAAGACATAACTAGAATGTGGGAAGAAGGAACCAGTGGGTAAAGCAAAACAAAAAGGGACCGCTTGGGAAACCGAATGCGTAAGATATTTAGGGACATACATATTTGACAACATCAAATCTTTCATGCGGCTACCCTTAGCAGGAAGCAAAGACGTAGGAGACATAGCCAGTTCAGCTTTCCCTGAGTTCGTATTCGAATGTAAGAACAGGAAAGATGCGCTGTCATCTCTGTCCATGATCATGCGTGAAACTGAACAAGAACGCATCAACGCTGAAGCCAAATTTGGTGTCGCTTTAGTTAAACGCAAGAACTTCGGGACTAGCGGTGCGTACGTGGTGATGGAGATGCACCAGTTCGCTCAGCTACTTAAAGAGAGACTCACGGAAGATGGAGAATAGGAAAGAGCTATCTTTACGATCCACCACTGTAGACACACAAGATGCCACCATAGTAGTAGACAGATTCTGGGAGCAAGCGCACCCTAAACCCATTACTCCATACAACCAAGTCAGAGGGATTGTCCGCCGATGTTTAGAAGCAGGATACCAAGACGACGAAATCATAAACGCTTTGCATCGTACAGATGCTTACACGATATCAGCCCTAGAGTACACTTTACGTTCATCTCGCAGAGCGGCCCGGAGCCAGACAGGGACGACTATAGATCGTATATTGATGATGCGGCAGCATCGTGAAAACTAACTGGCGTGACTTCGCTAAATGTCGGGGGCTTCACGTTGACGAAGTTATTCCAAGCTACTGCAAAGATTGTCCAGTGAACAAAGAATGTTTATGGGAAGCTCTCTCAGACGTAGATTGGCATCGCCGCATAAGTTACACACCGTCATGCACATGGGGCGGGCAAAGCGCTCACTCTCGCAGCATGATGATGCGAAGCTCTGACGTGCGCTACAACGCACGATCTGCTTTTGTGAAATTTTTACGGGAGGAGAAATACGATGGAGGCTAGACAAGCAGACCAGATTATGTTGCAAATGTCGGCAGTGTGGTGGAATGCTAAACCGCCTGACCCTACGTTGAAGACTTGGCACAGCTTCCTTACTGACAAACAGTTTGAGGGATGCCAGGCTACAGTAGCTAAGTTGGCGGTAGAGGCTGACTATTGGCCTAGCATCAGTCAGTTCTGGATTCATTACCAAGCCACTATCAGACAGCAGTCTGATGACTGGAAAGCTACCGGGCTTCTTCCCGGTGAAAAATATCTTTCAAAAGAAGAGAACCTTAAACGTTTTGCTGAGTTACGTGGTATGCTAAAGCAAATCGGTAATGGCCCACACAAAATACCTTAACGGGCACTATCACTTTTTTGTGAGGATGTTCACTGTTACCGACAAGCATCTCTGAGCGGTCTCCTGTTTGGGTAATCGGTTTACTGCTCAGGGGTGCTTATTTTTTATACTACGCTAGGTGTGACTTCGTTAGACTTAGTTCTCTCACGACAAAGCGCTCCACAATCCACACACTCTAACTGGACATAAGAAGTAGTCCTGTTCCGTTTGTACCCACGCTTCAACAAATGAGGACTAGAACACGTAGGGCACTGCCTAGTCGTATCGTTAATAATGTTTTTGTTAGGATGATTATCCATCCACGGACGCAGCTTGTAATAAATATTCATCAAAAGATCTACGTCCTGTCGAGCGTACTTAGTCATACGCTTCCAAGCTTTCTCCTCACCCTTCATGCAACCAACCCACAAACCGAACCCACCTGTAGCTTCCTTCCCACCAAACCCAAGGTGCTCACCGAGATCCCCCAACTTGTTCGAGTTAAACATAAAATGTTTGCGAGCTACTTTCAAAGTATCTACCTGCTGCACAGAACTAGGCGGCTTCATATCATGAAAAACAAAACGTGCGTTAGCTTTACGCATGTCAAACCGGTTCCCGTTATGGGCAATCACGATGTCTGCTTCGTCAAACAAATCCCACAAAGCTTGAGCTACTTCTCTGTCGTTCTCTGGGTCTTCGTCATACAACTCAAAGTCCGTTAAGGAAACAACCTTAGTCTGTTTCTGATGCTCCCAACGATAAGCGAAACACATCAAATACCAGCTTCTGTGCTGGGAAATGACATTCTGATCGTATTGCCCCCACACGTATGCGAGGTTAGGTGCAGTTTCTATATCGTAGAACAGAACCTTAGCCATAGAAGCTCCCTTAACTTGGTACGGTTAATAGCCTGACTACTAGGGTACCTTCCCACCAGTCCCCATTGTCGGATAGGCGGTTTGGTTGCATTGAAATTCTCTCTATAGTAACCTTCTCGGCCCGTGTTCCTTCAACGTAATCCACTGTGATACCTGTCTCCATGACGTTCCTAAGAGACGTAAATATCGTTGCAGAGTCGAACGTTGCTGCGGCTCCAGCGTTACGAGAAGTCAACACCTGACGTTGCATAATTATTGGGGCAATGATCTCATCAACCCTGCTAGGTGTGACGATACAGCTTGTCAACCAGTCCTGAATGATCGGAGCTACTGTTGTGTCTACGCCGTCCCGGTTAATTGTTAACACGAACTTGTATGACACAGAGGATTGTGTAACGAAGTTGAAAGGCAAAGGGTCTTGCGTAGTTAACGGCCCCACCGTGTCAAGAACGTTATTATCGTTTGTTGCTGAGAAAAACACTGAACCAGGCATCACAGAAGTAGGGTTACCACGGTACTCTAAAGCAGCGTCCTGATATGTTGTTGACGCCTGATTGTATTTCGTGTCGCCGAACAGGTACTGAGATCTGTCTTGGCGTACCGTCACCGAACGCAGAAGCTTAGGTGCAACAGTTGACCACGACACTTCACCAATGTTGAGTGTCCCTGTAGCAACTTTGACGCCGGTCCCCGACTCGCCGTAAACCCCGTCACCAACAGCACCGAAATATGTTTTACCTAAGAAACGCGCAACCGAAGTAACATTACCTGACCCCGTTGTAGACACCAGATCTGGTGCCCAGGCAGGGACTAAAGTAGAAGTAAACACAGCAAGGTTACCTCTGTAAATCTTGCCGTTGCTTCCGCCCCACCACACGAACTTAGAATCAATCTCCAACGCATACGCAGCGCCGCCTTCTTCAATCACTGGACCGATAGTCACAGCGTTAGATTGTGTGTCGATAAGAGCAGTACGTAACCCGGCGGTAGTAGCTATCAATAGTATTTCACCGTACGCAAGGATCTTGTTGATCTCCTCACCGTGAGGTAACTGCCCACCAACTATAGGTGTTTGTAAAGTGCCGTCAGTAGCTGACACATTGATATGATATACCGACCCGGTGTTATCTGTGTTCGCCGCAGCGAAGATACCTGACGGGCCGCCGCTGATAGAAACCCACGTAGTTGCAGCCAACGGAGCAGTGTAATCTAAAGAACTGCCAAGCTTCACACCGTTAGCGTCCAACTCAAAAATGTTTGCACCCAACGCACCGATGAGGCGACCCGCAGCCACCTGCAACACGTCTGCCGATTGGGTACCAGAAGTAGGCCAGCTACCGTCAATAGCTGCTGTCCCTAATGTAGCTTTAGCTATAGCAGCAGCAGAACCGAAAGCGAAGTACACGTTCGTGCCGTCTGAAGTCATGTCTTTAACGTCGTTACCTGCGCGAGGAACAAACGGAGTCCATGTTGGGGCACCAGGCACAAGGTTTGTAGAGAAAACTGCGTTAGCTCCGTGGGCCGCATACACGTACACACCCATACGTTGGATATCTAAATTCGTTTCGACAGCGTTTAGTTTTTCTTCAGTAATGGGGAGAAGAGTGATTTGACCTTTCGTCCAAATATCAACACCAGAAGAAGTATTAAATCTACGGCGGTCGCTGTCACTAATATCGAAACTGTTTTGCCCAGCACCATACGACCAATCTGTTTGAGAACGTGTCCACGCACCAGACGTATCTAAAGCGTTCTCTCCAGGCTCAGCACTGTTATCGCGTTGTTCACGCAAAGCTGGCACAGTCGTCCGTGAGTACTGCCTAGTGTCAACTAGGTAAGATATCCCATTCAGTTCGACTGGCAGGCTTTGAGAGTTAGGCATCAGAGTATCCGCTCCATTGCGATGTAGGTCTTACAGCAGCGTTACGGCTCCAAATTTGTGGATAGCGGGCAACTAAACGCCCTGACTCTGCTTGCACCCTAGCTCGACGGCGACCCATCAAATCACGGAACGACGCAGAAATAGCGCCAGCAGGTACTTCTTCAGCAAGACGTGAAGTCCCTTCAGCATCCAAAAACTCTCGACGTATAGGGGTAGTAGTCATCAACGCCATACCTGCACCCAACGGAGGCAAATCGTAAGCCGTACTATCTAACCCTACAGTAGAAAGAAGAGTGCTGCCATCGACGATAGGAGTCAACGGGGACTTGTACATGACCGTAACTTTCTGACCAGGCCACACACCAGTATAAAGAATCAAAGCTAACCCGCTAGGGAACGTCGTAGTGTCACGGTTACGACGCAAAGTCCAGGAAAGAACTTGAGGTTCTGTAGCTTCAGAACCCACATCAGCGTAAGTGACCATGTAGATAGAGTTAATTTCGGCAGAAGTCAACCCCGCCAAGTTGTATCCATCAACCCCACCGTCGTAAGTGAAGCTAGTAGTTTTCATTTGGAACAAACCGTTATCAGGAGAACTCAAGTCTGACAGATCGTCGTTAATACTATTGATGATACGGTAGGTAGGGAACTTCGGTGACACCCTAATGAAATCCCCTATAGCGTGAGTAGTGGCAGTCGAACCAGCGTAAGCCCGGAACACGTTGATTGTGTTACCAGCTACAGAAGTGCAGTAAAACATTTCTGTGCCGATCTCGAACACCACACCCTTAGCTATGCTGCTAGACGTTCCCTGGATCGTTAACGTTTGCACAGTCGTGTCAGTGACAGCAGCAGTCAACACGTCTAGTTCTTCCACGTAGCTAGATAAAAGCATGTCTCGTGTAGAGTCAATCCACACCTGAGCGGTAGTCATCCTAAGTGCTCCTGTAAAGTCTTCTCCCCTTGCTTACGAGTTTCGTGAGATAAAGTATGTCCTGCGTTAACTTCCCATTTAGTACCGGCACGGGCCTCAAGTTTCGCTGAACCGTTAATACTAGGAGGCTGTAACCCTTCTTTCCTTAACCGTTTGTACGCAGCCATGTCAACATCTTTAGCAGCGTCGTTAGCTTTAGTCTTAGCCAAATCAATATTAGATCTGGTAGGCATAACCGACGGAGCTATCTGCACATTGCCATAATATTTGTTTAAGTCCCCACCACAACTCTCACAAGCTTCGCTGTAAGTGTCTTGCATCTTGTGCTTAACATCCCAAATGGTGTAACACTGGACGCATCGGTATGAATACATTGGCATTAGACTGGCTCCCCTATATTGAACTGATAACCGGCGGCTATAAGAATGTCTTGCTCAGTGGCTGTCAAATCGTTTGGGCTAGCATGACCGCCATAAATGACTCTAGTGACAGTGCTGAAATCTGCTGGCATAAACGTTTGTACCGAAGCGTTGTTCACAATTATTAGGTTAATGCCTCTAGCGGTAGGCTTGTAGTGTTGACGTAAAGCGAACGCAGCTTTGCTGGCGTCTTGAGGGCGCAGCACCGGAGGTAAAGTGTTGCTTTGAGGAACAGTTAAGATACGATGCAGCAGCACGTCCGGCGTGGAAACTACCGCTTTGATTGTGCCAGCAGTGATACTGAAATCTCCGCTAACGTCCGCAGGAGCAGGCACACCAACAGTAGCCGCTATAGTATCAGGATAAACAATGGCTTCTTGCGTAGATCCCATGACTGTAGTGACAGGGATAGTCGCAACGTTCAGAACGTTACCTGCTACAAGACTCGGAGGAGTCATAGCTACAGGAATGTTCATGCCCTCAATCAGGGCAATGTAGTTAGCGTCAACGTTAATGTTTGTAGCTACACCCGCAACGACATTGACCGTAGCGGCAAGCACGTCTATAGGTTTGCCTGCCACAGCAGAGAACGCTGTAGTCACAGCCAACGTAGCTGGGAAAGCTTTAACTACATAAGTATTGTTGTTAGAAGCTGGCTCACGATACAGGAAACTATTTCGGTATGCTGTACCAGACTTACGGTAAGGGAACTCAAACAGCGTAGGAGTACCACAAACTACATTAATAACACCTACGTTTAGAGTCGCATCAGACCTGTTATAAACAAAGTCAGATTCTCTATAAGCAATTCCCGACTGCCGATAACTCATAAGATCCCATCCCGCTAGGGGTTAACCCTTACCAATAGAAGCAGTCTCAGGATCTCCCACTTTAGATGCAGCAACAGCTTTGCCTACACAGATGATAGCAGCTACGCCAGCTACCTTCAAAGAATCAATAAGGCTAGGACCTGGGATAGCCATAGCTGCCCCAAGCGCTTGAACAAATGTTGATATAGCTCGCTCTGAAATGTCTTTAATAAAACGTGGGTTGAACAATTTTTTTAGTCCTTCTCATTTTCATTGCAGCCCAAGTAGCTGGACCAACTATGCCATCTGCAAGCAGACCATGTGCCCGCTGCCACCTAATCACTTTCGCTCTGGTGCCTCTCCCAAAAATACCATCTCTGCTGGCACCCACGCAGGTTTGCACAAACTTTACTGCCGATGAACGTGAACCTTTCTTCAGCACCCCAGGGAAAGGAATCATCTCTCCCTCTTCCTCAGGCGGTGGAGAACTATCCACAAGTTTCCCCACAGTGTGCGTATCGACAAGATGTCGGAACGCTTTCATGTTGAACACTGGATCTATTTTACGTGTCGTGTATTCTTTGTGCCCTAAGATTCTGCTTAA